AACTCTTTGTTGCTCTCTAGCTCGTCCTCAAGCAATGGCACACTAATCACATACTCAATCTGCGCCCTTGTTGAATCAATGGTGAACACTGCTGCCTCTTGGGTCCTATCTGATTTGCGCCACATACCTGCAATCTTGCGGATGAAACCAGGGCGGTCTTTGGTCACTCTCATTGTGAGCGTTCCAGTTCTTCCAGGGGCAAGGGCCTCAAGAGGCTCGACAAGGTAGGCAGCGCCATCAATGGTTGCAAGTTTGGCCTGCCCGCCGATGGCAAAACGCCCCCGTGTCTCTGCGTTCTTTGTAATGTGATCAATAAGCACAACGGCAGCGCCACTGGCGGTGGCTACTGTTCTTGGGAATATGCGCATCCATCTCGTTATGGCATCGTTGTCTTTTGTCTCTCCGCCCCACATGGTCAGGGATTCTGTTACACCGTCAATAATGATGAGTTCGGCAGAATCAGGCTCAAGGATGGCTTGCCAGTAAGGGTCATCACTATCGCGTGGACCGTCAGGGCGGATGTAGGTGAAGTATTGCAACAGGTTAGCTCGACTCACGCCTAGTGACTTCATGCGCCCAACCACATCTGCAGCATCTGATTCAAAATCTATGTAGATGACCTTTTTGTCAGCCTTGAGGCACTCGGCGCTGGCAATTTGTGCAACCCACGATTTGCCTGATTCGGATTCACCGTAGATTGAGTGAACACGGCCAGTGTAGATAAGGCCGTGGCCATCGGTTCGCTTGAGGATTGTAGCAATGGGTGCTTGGAATAAGCCGTCAAAGTAATCTTTCAGGGCGATTGGCTTCCAACTGGATTCATCATCATTTGAAGTAGTAACGGCTGGCGTTACTAATGAGTTTGTGGGCATCAGTGCATTGCTTGAATCAAAAGAATTAAGCCCCTGCGCCCCGTAGCCTTGATTTCTTAAATCGTTGGCTGCTGCCTTGAAGTCTCCACCGTGTTTGAGTGTGGCATAAAAGGCAAACTTAGAATAGGAAGTCTCTGATTCAAACTGTGTGCTGGTAGTAAAGACAAAGAACTTATCATTGCCATTGAAGTTTGTGGTGGCGCTAATGCCTTCGGCCTTGCCTGGTCTGCGCCATACTGTTGCCTCACCTTTGCGATACACAACGGCCCAGCCAAGTGGCGTAAGCAATTCTTCCCAAGTGTTGCGGGCATTGTAATCATCGCCAGGGGTAAGGATGCCATCGTGCTTAGTTGCCACTTCTTGTTGGATACTTTCAGCTTTTGGCATCTCATCAAACATTGCAAAGATATTGTGCAACGCTGATCTTTGTTGCATTGTAATTGTCGGGATGGTTTCAATTGAGCCACCTATCAAAGTCCAGTTGCCACCGCTAGGATGCGTGGCACCGCCACTGGGCGCGGTGATTGTAAATCCGCCTTCGCTTCGCGTTTCGGCCCATACATCCACACCGCCGTTTTCACCAGGCTTTCGCGCTAACTTAGTGTTGCCTGGCAAGGTGCCATCTGACACCCGATAAAGCCAATGAAGCCCGCCTGATGGTGTCAATTCAACATACCCAGCGTTCAGGCTATCCCATAAATCGCCAAGCCCTGAGTTGTTTGCGATCTCAGCGATCTCAAGGTGCATCTTTTCGGCAACTGCGCGACCTTCAAGTTCAAGCATCTCTAGGTTGCCTGATACCTTGCCAGTAATGACACCAATGCCATCAACGCCATCTTTGAACCACATCAATAGTTCATCAGCAATGGGCAGATGCTCTTGAAATCCTTGCCAAGCAAATGCAGGTCGCTTTGAACCATCATTGGCGGTTGGAACAACTGAGATGCCCTGAGCTAAAAAGCGCAAAGCAATTGGTAAAAGATTACTCATTGTGTTCCCCCTTGCAGTTACATTCAATTAAAGTTAGGCAATCGGTACAAATCGCGTGCGGTCCATCATCATTTCCACAATTAACGCAGGATTCAGGCACTTAACATCCTTTCTGCAATCCATTGTGCAACTGGAACAGACACTGCATTTCCCATTTGCTTATAACGGTTTGAATCAGCCTGTCCTTCGGTCCAATTGTCGGGGAATCCCTGCAATCTTTCCATTTCAATTGGCATAAGGCGGCGAACTCTACCTTGTGAAATCACAAGTTCAGTTGCACGAACCTCTGTTGCATTATCAAATGCGTTCAATGTATTGGTAAAGTCGCGTTCAACCCAAGTCTCGTAATCCTCAACGCTTTGTGCGCGGCGAGCCTTTGAAAAGGTATGAATCAGATCGTTAGCAGTGCGTTTTGGAGTACCAACGGCAATTCTTGGTTGTTCCTTGCCCCGCGTTCTAAGATACCGTCTGCGGCCTTCCTCGAAAGCCAATATTTCGCTGGCACGCTCTCCCCTGTCTCCAAGAAATCCGACAATAAAGATTCGTTTCCTTCGTTGTGCAACTGCGAAATATTGAGAGTCAAAACAACGCCACCCGATGCCATACCCGCGCTCATTAAGTGCATTGATGACTGTTCGCATATCTCGCCCATTGTTTGACGATAATAAACCACCGACATTTTCGAGAACGAAACTTTGCGCTTTGGTTTCGTCAAGGATTCTGCAGATTTCCCAAAATAATCCTGATCTAGCACCTGAAAGTCCTTCTTGTTTTCCACCCACCGACAAATCTTGGCAAGGAAATCCCCCTGAAATAATCCCAGTTGACGGCTCAAATCCTGCTGCAATAAGTTCTCCACCATTTACCCCCTTGATGTCTCCAAATATTTTTGCTTGTGGAAAGTGCTTTGCCAATACATCTTGGCATTTTTTATCAATCTCAACTGATGCAACTACTTTGGCACCAGCGCGTTCAAAAGCTAAATCAAATCCGCCAACGCCTGCAAATAGACTAACTACAGTTTTAATTGTGTTCCCCCATTCGTTAATCTTGCGTGGCGTTGCAGGAATCGAACCTGCAGTTGCATCCCCCGATGCAATCCCTCATCTGTGAACCATCACAACGCCGATCTCTTGGGGCAGAAAGGACAAGCACCCCAAGAAGTTTAGTTAGTCGGTTTTGCACCTAACTGCGCAAGCAATGCTTGAACGGCTGGGTCGTTGATGTTGGCGGGGGCTTGTGCAACCGCAACTGGCGCAGGCGCTGCACCCGCGTTGCCAATAAAGGCGTTTGCCTTTGCCACTGCCTCTGCATCGCCTGTTGCATCTATAAGTATCCACGGCGCTGACTTTCCAGGCTTTGCTTGGCCCTGTCCGATGCGTGCTAATACCTTTTGGCCGATCTTTGTTTTCAATGCGTTCTTCAAGGCTACATTAAAGAACAAGACTGATTCGTGATTGAAGCCTGTATCTAAATCATTGATACAAACTTCAATTGCATCGGCATCACCGTGAACTGTTGGGATGCCAGTTTTGTATTCAATTGCTTCAAGAATCAACAGGTGGCCGTTGAGATCGGCAACTTTGATTGATTCTGTGTTACTGCTCGGTGCTGAAAATGCCATGTGACATTCCCCCATTTCTTTTGTTTGGTGTTAGTTTGTTTCTAACTCTGTTGGCGGTGTCATTTCCGCTAGTTCTTTGGCAATGTCGTTAATTGTTTTGGCTGGGATTCCACATCCGCAACCATCACGCTCACACATCTGTATCACCATTGCAGGCAACAGATAGATCAGTGCTAAAAGGGCGATAGTAAGGGCAATACATACACATTCTGCTAGGTGTTGCTGGAATCAACGGCCACATCGCAGGTGTTGTTTCAACATCAATGGTAGATAGCAATGAATACACCGAATCAAGGCGAGCAAGGGCATCAAGTGCTACCTGCTCATCGTAATCAAATAACTCAATGTGCATATCCTCAATGGAACCGCCTGTTGGCAAGAATACAAGGCCAACTTTGTTTACAGTCACGCCAGTTTGTGCTTTGCCGTAACCATAAAGCTGAACTTGAGTAATCTGTTGGGCGTTGGCACCTTCACTGCGTTTGGCTTTGACACCTGCAGGTGATGTGGTTTTCCAGTCAAGCACATAGCCTTTTTCAATGTCATAAAGGTCAATGGTGCCTGCAAGGTTGGCGCGAATCTTTACTTTCTGTTCAACCTCATAGCGATCAGGCATCGTGCTAAAAATACCTTCAAGGAATGAATGGATGGCGGTGCCGACATTGGCAGCCCAGGAACCGCCACCCGATTCATTTGCCTTATCCCAGTCCAGCAACTTATAGGCAAGTCTGCGTACACATTCTTGACCTACTTCAGATGGACCGATGTAAACCTGTTGGCTTCTTGGTGACCACTTGCTTGCTTCACTTATGATGCCACCGATTTCAACGGCTAACTGTTGTGCTGGATTGTGTAAAGGCGTGAAATTCATTTGTTAATTGTCCTCGTTCACAATAGAGAATCTTCGGGATGTAGATACTATCTCAAGTGCCTCTATTACTTGTATAGGTAGGATTTCGCGGGCGCGTTTTGTGTCAAAGCGCCTCGTTTCAACAAATGTGTAGCGAACAACAGGGCGGTTAAGAAACATACCCAGTTCATTATCGCCTAATGCTCGCTCTATGTGTGCGCGAGCAACATCTGCAACTTCTTGCAGTTCTTTGATCTTGATTTGGGCAGATTTATACTGCTCAAGCCAAGCGGCGGTGTTGGCATCAAAGTCCACCACGCCTGTTTCTATTTCAACGCTCATATTGACCCCCATCAATAGAAATTGTTGCGCTTGAAATGTTCCCACGCTCCGCAAGGACCGCTAGAACCATATCTTCGGCCAATGTAGGCCAGTGCTGCAATCGTCTGAGCAACAGTTGATTTACTGCGCTTCATACCAAGATTGCGATAAGTGCCATCCAATAACTGACCAACACCTGATGCGGTGCTAGTTGGATTTTTCTTATCTGACCAGGCGCTTTCCTTGCTCATAAGAGAGTTAAAACACCTGAACTGATGTGCGGTAAGTAGCTCGCGAGCCACTTCCTTTGGATTTACCTGCATCAACGCTGGGCGATCTTTGTAGATAACCAGTTGCGGTATTGCAGGCGGTGCCATTATTGCTTGAACTGTTAATGAAGTTCCTACGCTAACCACAATGATTAACGCAAGCCTTCGGATAAGTTTTTTGTCTGTTGGTGTAATGGTGCTGCTCCTTGTTCAGTTGCTAACCACTTGCCCACAATTCGCTTTGCATAACTAGGCGATGTGTTCAGTTGGCCTGCAATTTCGTTGACAGACAACCCTTTTTTATGTAATTGGATAATGTTAAGTGCCATACCTTTGAAGGTGACACCCTTATCCTTTACAACAACGGCATCTCTTTCGGTTGGCGAGTTGCCACCCCAAATACCGTGAATTATCTGTTTTTCTAGTGCGTACTCCAAACACTCCTTTTCGTGAATACAACTTGTGCATATTGCTTTAAGTTGGTGCAGTCTTTCTGCCTCTTGTATGCGGTTGACGGGGAAAAAGAAATCTTTATCCTCAACATCTGCACACTTTGCTTCATCAAATCGTGGTAAATCAACAAAGAAATCAAAACCTTTCAATGCTTTTCTGCCAACCATTGTTGAAGGTCCTGGACTACCCAGGCTTGTTCAATCCCAGCGTTTCGGCGCTTGAGAATGATGTAATGCAATGGCACTTCGGATAAACCGCGAGCCTTCGCATAGTTTTCTGCCTCAACTTCGGCTTCACGCCAAAATTCAGGCAAACTTATTGTTTTACGATTCTTGAGTTCAAGAATATATTGCTTGCCAGCAATGATTGCGACTAGATCGCCTTCATCGTTCTTACCCGCCTTCACCAAACGCTCACATAAGGCACCAGCACCGCGAAGCCAACGCATAACATCGGTTTCAAATTGTGCGCCTTTGCGCCCGTTTGGGTTAGTCACTATTGAACTACTTTAAGTGATGGGTAATTGCCTTGAGCCTCACGCCCAATGCGGGCAAACTTGACTGCTCGAATTAAATCTTCAGCCAAAATCAAGGCTTCTTGCTCAGTCATACTGCAAAGTAATGGTGCGCCATCGCCTAGATTCTCGCGTGCAGTTTCTAGTCGGTCAAAATGGCCTTTGGCCTTGACTGATTCTGCGCAGATTCCTTGCAGTTCCATCAACATTTTGTAGTCAAAATTGCCGACCACATCTTCAAGCATATCCTTGACTGCATTTTGTTCCTCTAAATAGAGTGCAATGTGGCCATCTGAGTGATTGTGAATTGAAAATAGCGGTTCGCGTGCTTTGTTTCCAAAATTCAATTGCCTTCACCAATCTCAAAAGCTGAAATTATGATTGCATACAAGGATATTATGCCAATAATTAAACAAACTAATCCTAACCAAAACATTTGATTCCTTTCCGTTCAAAGTAGGTGCGCACATACTACACAGACTTGAACAGTGCAACGCTTAGACTCGCTGAACCTCAATCTGAAAAGGTGCGGCGGTGTTAATGTCGTATTTGGCAGAAATTGCAAGCGCCTCAAGAATCCGATCTGCTGCCCATTCAGGGTTGGCAAGGTTGGGCAGTTGCCCAGCCAATGCGCCTAGCGCGTAGGCAGAGCCTGAGCCGATTGCATACAGGCCATCTTGTGATTGGCTAATGTCTAGTTGATCGCCGATTTCAAAGACATTGCCAGCAAAGGCCATCAAGAAACCAAAACTTGCGCCATCTTTATCAAAGTCGTATCCGTTAGCTCGAAAGGCAGCAATGATGCTTGGCACAATCTTTTTGCCCACAAAGGCAACTGGGTTAGTGCCATCGTAGGCTGGCGGTTTCCAGTTGTAGGTCAGAATATCCCCTGGCCTGCAATCGCCCCGCACTGCCAGCAAGTATTTGCCTAGTTTGACGATCTTTGGCGTACTAGGCGAAATGATGCGCTTATCACCGTCTGTAATCTGAGAATCTGCCCCTAGAATGGCAAAATCAGGCCCCTGGAAGGCAATGGCGGTAGTCATGGGGTAAGTGTAGGGCAAGGCGTGAAAACCCTAGCAATTCCCCAATTCTTTGGGTTTCCACGCCTTAATTTGAGCCTAACACGCCGAAATGCCGTTATCAAATCGTTATGTGTCTTAGGGGTCAATCTTGCCCATGCGTATATACAGGTGCTATCTTTATCTCAATGGGGAACGGCCCCTAAAGATCGGATAGCAAAATGGAAAGATATGCAGCAATTTGTAAAGACTGCGGAACCTATGTAATCAATCGCCAAACTAACCACAAACTTTATGGTGAGTGCGAAAGAGAACAAGCAAAGGCAGGTAACTAATCATGTCAGTATCAAAATCACTAGCAATTGAAATCACTGATGAAATTGAAAAATCAGTTAAGGCAATCCTTGCAAAGCACAATCTTCAACTATTAAAGCAAAACACAAAGTATGGCAATGAATACAATTACACTGTAAAGGCAGTTGCAGTTACTTTGAGTGAATCAGGTGTAAATCTAAATTCACCTGAAGCACAAAATTGGTTGGCAGTTGGAACTTCTTATGGATTCAAAAACCCATCAGATGTGCTTGGCAGTACCTTTATCCATGCTCGTAAAGAATACAAATTTATGGGCATCAATTTGCGCAAAGAAAAGTTCCCCCTTTCAGCAATTGAAGTTGCAACAGGAAAGCAATATGGATTCCCATTAAAGGCGCTTATGCAGTTGCCTGACTTTGATAAAACTCAAGTCTCAACTTGGATTCGTGGAGATATGGGATTGCCTTTTAATGCAAAGGTAATCTCATTATGAAACTAAAAGATGTTGCTGAGTACCACTTGGAGCAAGCAAAAGAAGCAAACTCTTGCAATGAACGCCAGCAAGAGCAATGGCACCTTGAGATGCTTTCAGCCCTACTTGAAGAAATAGGTGAGTAATGTTTTCAACTAACTACACCTGCAAGTGCAATGCCTGCAAAGAAACATTTGAATCAGTTATGAAAGTCAATTTATGTCTGCCTTGCTTTGAGGCATACCTAGCGAATTTGGAGAATAACTAAAATGGGTGCTTACAAAAATCTAGTAATTGAAGTAGCAGATAATATGTATCAGATCAGTCGTGACCTTAATCAAGCAAGTGAAACATCAGACTTTGACGAGATGAAGCGCTCACTACGCAGTGCAATTGTGAACTCTGCATTAGTCATTGCACAAATTCAAGAATTAGAGCGTTAAGATGCTTACAAAGCGTGGCAAGCAAGTACGCGCACTGGGTATAGTGTTTTTGCTATATGTGCTTTTCCACATATCTGCAAATCTTTGGTGGGTTGGCATTGATGCCCCTAGCGCAGAGTTTCTTGGCTGGTGTTGGGGTTCAATGAGTCAGTGCGTAGTTCTATGACACCACTTAGATCAATCCGCGTTGCCACCGACCTTTGGCAATCGGTACAAGCCAAAGCAAAGAAAGAAGGCACCACCGCCACCGCAGTCATTGTTGAGGCATTGCGTAGATACATCAAGTAATTAAAGAAACGAAAAACCCCCTGCAGGAACGGCTGCAGGGGGTTTTTCTATGGGGGCGTTTTAGCGCCTAAAACTATCCTAATACATATTTGTAATCTGTAAATCTTTGTTCAATATCTGAAAACCCTGCAACCTGCCCAACCATAGTGGGAACTGCCACATAAGTTGGCACCGACACTTGCAACTGCATATACGATAAATCAATGGCTTCAGCTCGTTTACTAAGGTCAATCATAGAATCAAAAATTGATTGTTTTGCCCCATATGCGTGACTTGAAATGCCTTGTAACAATCGCCCTACCCCATTGGTAATTAGATTGCTTTCAATCCTGTTGCACCCAAGATAAACCATTTGCCAATCATCAGGCAAATTAGCAATAAACACATCCCATAATTGCTTAAAATTAGGGTCTAATTCTGCATCATCTTCAAAGATAAATAGACTTTGGCAATCTTTATATTGCTCAATCACGCCACGGTGACTTAGCGCACAAGCCTGAACACCAGTAATGCCCAGTTCCTTGCCATCAATGGCTTCAAAGCGTTCAAAGGTAATTTTGTGAGCATCTAACTGCGCTTTAATCTGCGCCATTCGATCAGGTCGTTTAGCAAGATTGATAACAATAACTTTTTCAAATATCTCGTTAAATGTCGGTTTCAATCTCGCCTGCAATGCTGGCATAGGCCGCCAAGTCCACAAAACTATCAAGATGATCAGGTGATTCAATCAACCTAGCAACTTTGACAAGTGCAAGGCACATCGCAGCTTGAGATGGAGAAATTTCTTGTTCTAAATAAATTGACCATAAACCAGCAATGCGCTGATGATTTGTTAATGGCTTTCCATAATTCTTATTGCGATCACCGTGAGTAAGGTGCTTGGCTTCATCTAAGATTTCACCGCGTTTCATCATCCCCCATCTCATACCAGCCATCGCCCCAAAGGGTTAATAATCGCTGAAAGTAAGCCTCGTATTGAAGGCCGATAGTATCAAGGTTATAGAGTGAAACTGCACGATTGCGGATTTTGGCCCGATCTAGGTACTTGACCCCTTCGGCTGCCTGCATAAATTCACGCAAAGTACGGCATCTAAAGCCTGAAGTTTCAGGGTTGTTCTCAGTAAAAGCACCCCAATCAGTTGTGATTGTAGGCGTGCCACAAGCCTGCGATTCTATGACTACATTGCCAAAGGGTTCTACATAAAGAGTTGGGGCAAAGGTGGCTATCGCACCGCCCATTAACTCAGCGCGTTGGGCAGGTCCAACTGACCCTACAAACTCGCCGTATCCTGATTGCTCGCCAGGACCAGCCAAAATCAATCGTTTGCCTAATCTTTGGCAGACTTCTTGGGCGATTCGGTAGCCTTTT